ATAATATATATATAATATTAATATATATATAATATATATATAATATATATATAAATACTCTCGAAAAATTCTTGCTTGACGCATCGGCATTCCTTCCTCTATGTTCATCGGATCAGAGTAGGAGAACAAGTCGTGCACATCGAACAAGAAGTTCGTGGCGAGGCTTATAGATTGGGTGAAGGTCAGCATAAAATCAAATGCCCAAGCTGTAGTCACAGCCGCAAAAAGAAAAACGATAAAACACTTTCTCTCCGTATAGAACAAGACAAAACTTTGTATCAGTGTTGGCACTGTGGTCAGCAAGGTATTGTTCCTATGCGAGAGGAGTTACCAGAGATCAAGAGAGAACCAACAATGTCCATTGCAAAAAAAGTTCAAAGAAAAGAATTAACAGAAGACTGCCAGGCATGGCTTCAAGGAAGAGGCATCAGTAAAGAAACAGCTACCAAAGTGGGATTAGTTTCAGCTCGTCATTGGATACAGGCACTGGGAAAAGAAACTGAATGCATCATGTTTCCGTACACCAATGAGGGTCAGGAGTATGCATACAAGATCAGATCGATAGAGGACAAAGGCTTCGCCTGTAGCGGTGCACCCCAGACATTCTTCAACGTGCAGGGCGTGGAACGTAATGATGATCTGATCATTTGTGAGGGCGAGATGGATGCTCTTGCGTTCATCGAAACAGGTTATGATAGCGTTGTGTCCGTGCCAAACGGTGCGGTCATGAAGGTTGTCGATGGACAGATCGATCCGAAAGAAGATAATAAATTCAAGTTCTTATGGGCTGCAAAGAAAAAAATAGAAGCGGCTGCTCGTATCATCATCGCCACAGATGCAGACAGTGCAGGTCAGGCAATGGCAGAAGAGATAGCCAGACGTATCGGTAAAGATCGATGTTTCAAGATTGAGTTCCCAGAGGGATGCAAGGATGCCAATGACGTACTGGTCAAGCTTGGCAAGGATGCCATAGATAAAATTGTAGTTGGCTGTAAACCGTGGCCTGTCGCGGGGTTGTATGACGCTTCGCACTTCTACGAACAACTTGATGAGATCTACGAGAACGGTATGGGCAAAGGCGAGAGCACTGGCTACGACAACGTAGACGAATTGTACACGGTAGTAGCAGGACAGCTCACGGTTGTTACTGGTCATCCATCCTCTGGTAAGTCAGAGTTCATAGACCAGATCATGATTAACATGGCACAAGAAAAAGGTTGGAAGTTTGCAATATGTTCTTTCGAGAATGAGCCACGACTGCACATAGCAAAGTTGATAAGCAAGTATATTCGTAAGCCTTTCTTTCAAGGCTCAATGCAAAGACTTACACATCAAGAATTACAGGATGGAAAAGAATTTGTTCAATCGAACTTTTCTTTTTTGTACCAAGCAGATGGTTCGCTGTCATCTGTAGACAGCATCATCGAAAGATTAAAGATAGCAGTGCTTCGACATGGTGTCAGGGGAGCTATCATAGACCCATATAATTACATTCAAAAGGCAAGGGATGTCAGCGAGACCGAGTGGATCTCAGACGTACTGACAAAGCTTAGAGTGTTTGCTCAAGCACATGGGATACACTTGTGGTTCGTAGCTCATCCGACAAAGATGATGCGAGGAACAGATGGTAAAGTGCCTGCGCCAAAAGGATATGACATATCTGGTAGTGCGGCATGGTTTGCTAAGGCTGATGTTGGATTGACTGTGCACAGAGCAAATCCATCTGGGTCTCCGATGTCAGAGATACACATATGGAAGTGTCGCTTCTCATGGGTTGGTAAGCAGGGAGAGACTGAGCTTGAGTTCGATGTTCCGACATCAACGTACAGGAAGTATGTGCCTGATGAGTTCCTTGACGTGCCAAACGATTACAATGATCCAGATGATGACGATGACATCAGACCGTTCTAAAAAGTTTTTGCTTGTCCGTGAAGGGAAAGAAGCACCAGTCATTCACGTCTTTGTAGACGGTGAAGAGGTGGCAGTCCTTGAGCTTACGCATCATGAGGCACTGAGGCTTGTCAGCAACTTGTGTGACAAGATGATTGAAAGTGTTTGACGATATGCTGTAGTGGTGCTAGATATTGCGTCAGGACATTGGTTCAGACATATATCTGGATTCCTCCACTCTGATACTGGAACGCCTTCGGGCGTTCCTTTTTTTTAAAAAACACGCAGGGAGAAGAGCAGCGTTCTCAACCTGCGCTAGTTTAACGATAGTAAATTGAGGCAAACCTGAGAGGTTGTTATACTATCGTCAGTGTATGGTCGCATTCTTTATTTGATCGCTATTTAGCTGCTCAAGAATATGACCAATGCTGATTGCAATATTAAACCAGTTATCCCCCATGCCATAAACCTCTACGACATTTACAATTAGATTTATAATCTGTTCGCCAGTTGCCTTGGGTGGTAACTGACTAACGAGATCGATGAGAGCTTCGTGATTTAATTCTTTGTGCATTTTATTTTTTGTGTTACCCTATAATTGTTTTTCATTTTTGCTCCAACTAGGGCGGCTCTTGCCGCCCCTCTTTTAGAAGTCAACAAGTTCCTTCACAACAGTATCCTTGATCCTTCTGTTAAGCAAGCTTTCCGCACGAGAGAACTCTGTGTGCGTGGCAAGGATAGTATCATCTGGAGCTTCGTACTTGAGCACCCAAGCATTTTCGATAGTGGCTTCACCACGGTATACCTTGAGGGTATCACAAGCATAGGCAACGATCCCCTGCTTGGATAGTCTGGTAAGGTTTTTCTTCTTAGCTCTCAAGACAAACCTCTCACCATCACCTGCTTTGACAGTAGCGATACTTTCTGAGTAGACTGCTTTGCCCCAACTGATAGGTATCTCAACATCAAAGGTGTCCTTGTAGCTGACCGCCCTCTTCTCAACGTAAGGCTTGCTACCCTTGTCACATTTCACATGCCACTCTTTGGATGGGAAGGCGTTGTCTATCTCAGACTGCGCCCATATAGAGTTCCTTTGGCTGTGCTCTCTGATAGCACCAAGACTTTCTATATGACGAGAATGGTATCTGTGCTTTTGTATTATCTTTAGAAAAGCTCTACCACATTCAACAACAGGTCTGATGGCATCTCCACCGTTACCTTTGCTCATCATTCTGAAAACATCAGGTGCTCCATCGTAGTCAAAACTTTTCCATCTGTAGTTAGTACCATCAGAGCAGAACTGTTTGATCTCATCTGGTGAGAAACCATAGTCTTTGAAGAACCTATTTAGTTCCTTCTTTGCGTATTCGATTACTTTTAGATTTTCCTTGTGTGACATCAGTGTCATCCTCCGTTTTTAGTTCTATTGAACTTTTTTCCCAAGGCGGTCTTGATAAAGATACCTTGATGTTATTGTTAGCAAGCCTACGCTTGTAGCCTAGCAGTTCTTTTTCAGCAGTTGTCCAACGCCTCATATTTTTATACCGTTCTTTCTTAGTTTAGAGACGAACAACTTTAACTCTTCTCGCGCACGAAACAAGTCTTGTTCTGTATTACGTGGCCTATCCCTACGCCCAAGCTCGTCTTGCAACCTATCGACTTGCTGTTTCAGAAAACGATACTCGTACTTGAGCGCAGGGCTTAACGCTTCATCGCCCATTCTTTATATCCTTTATCCATTGCTTTTATACCATTATGAATGACACGAATTTCTGTTGCGCCTTGATGATCTAGAAACTCGTCTGCTGACACGTCCATAATATGACTACTAAGAGCCATCGTCATTGACATATATTGTTTTTCAGTCAGCTCGACTTTTATTTTCTTACTCATCTGGTCTCACCTTTGGCTTGATGATGTCACGATAGCCAGAGGCAAACGGTGTGCGCCTGCAATACATCATGATTTCTTTGCCGTAGGTATCAGCAAGGACATCATAAAGATCATCCATCACCCCATTGCCCATGGCCTCATAGCATTCGTGCTCACTGGGAAAGATGACAGTTGTTGAAACGTCTTGGTTCTCAACAACGTATTCGATGACAAGTAACGTATAGAATAATTTAAACATTATTTACTCCCTTTAGATTTTAAATGATAATCATGGGTGATTGTTCCAAGACTTGCGTCTCCCACCCATTTCTCTTCCACCCATTTTCTTTTGCGGTCACCGTTCTTGTAGATGAACGTATGCCAGTGACCCCTGCGAACATGCCTGCGCTTCTTGCCGCCACCACCCTTGAACATACGCTCGTAGCGAGTAACACCATTAGGCTTAGGCAAATCAAGCTCGACAATCCTCAGCTCGTTTCGAGGCACTGATCTACCAAACGCAATTCTTGTCAAACCTTTCTCTGTCTTGCGTTCTTTTACAGTGTGCGGATAGTTTAGCATAGCCAGTGCAGCAATCAAGAAACGCATGTCACCTGCACAAGCCTTGCAAGTTGCTTCTTGATACCCTAATTTTTGCTCGTCCGATATTTTTTTAGGCACAACTAAGTTGCCATGATTATGTAGACTAAGACACATTTGATAGTAGAGCCTCTCCAAGTGTCGAGATCCTTTGTGTTCGTTGGCATAGAAAGTACCAACCAAAATAGCCCCTAATTTTTTTTGTTGTTCACGCAAATGCTTTTCTTGGTAATCACCTTGTCCACTGATCTCTGTAACATACCTATAGCTATCTATCGGCTCTTCGTTATCCAATGCAATAGCCATAGGGGGTATGGATATTTGACCGCTATCATCCACATGAAATTGAGAATAATTAGAATGAGTTACGTTACTGTTTCCCCAAATGTGGTAGCCCACACGTTTACTCCACGAGCTTTCAGTCCACTCAAAGTTATCGGGAACAAGACCCATTTTTGTACTGTGGTGTCGGAATAAATCCATGCGCTTCTTCTCATCCCATTCAATCCACATGTTGTTGAATGCAGGGATAGATAGTTCGCACATTTCCAAAAGAGACTTTGGTTTAGCCAGACTAGCTAAGACACAGTGCTCAAGAAGACTGTCAGAGATTACAAACTTTTGACTTCCAACCATGCTGCGCTGTACGTCTCTGCGCGATAGCTCAGAAGTTTTGTGGGATTGATAGTTCCAGATACCTTTGCGTGGCTTTGCTAGTGCAGCCATCACAATATTAAAAAGGTCATCATCCATATTGCACTCGCTTTCTTTTAAGATTAGATTGATTGAGGGGCAGTCCTCCGCTGCCCCACGAATTAAAATGGCGGCTCTTCATCAGCCGCCTTTGGTTGCCAGACCACGTCATAATTAAACATGGCAAATAAAAAGCCTCGCAAATCGCAAGGCCAAGCTTCTTTAATTTTCATTGTGAGCTTTCCCAAAAATCTACAACGTCTGACAATAATCTAGCAGAACCTCGACAGTCATCGTGTAGATCCAGTCGAGCTTTATCACTAGCCGCATCGCCTAACCAATGATTAAGAATTTGATTGGTGCGCTCTTCACCCCAAGGTAGTGAAGGCAAATCTAAATCCCAATCTAGCCATTCCATATATTCTGCTATGTGCTTGTAGTTTTGTGGCGATACTTGGATTTCTTTTTCCCAATTGATTGCGTCCACATACTCTCGTATCTGTGAGAAATCATCAAGGTATTCATCTTGAACAGGTACAGATACCTCATACTCAATAGTCTTGTTTACTCGAACTTTAACAATTTTCATTTGATTTCCTTTCTTCAAATGTTCCACCATCCTAATGCTGCACCCACTGACCAGAGGATGCAGACTGTTATCGCTGCCGCACTGTAAAACATGAGGCCACCTACGTTTTAAGGTAGGTGGTGTCTCCCCAAGGCGCAGGGTCAGACCTCATGCTTGATGACACCCACAGTGTAGGGTAATGAGGTGGGTGCTCTGGGTAATCGAAGATCTCCAGATCGCTGAGGTAAACCATGTTGTCCACTGGCAACTGGTGCTCCTCAATGTAATCGAATACTGGCTTGACTAGCGTACCGCCACGTCCACCAATCTCAATCATCTGGATCTCTTCACCCTGCTCATACCGTTTGACCGTCTGAACACGAGCATCACAAGTTATGACTGTGATTGACCGTGGCTTTAGTTCCTCGCTGATAGCGTTGATCTCACCAAGGAAGAAGCTCAGTTCTTTCTTGCACACAGACAAGCTTGTATCAATGCCGATCACGATGTCACCTGCACCCATCCTCTCAATGGTAGGAGATACCACACCACCCATGTGATACATCTTTTTGTGAAGCCTGCGAAAGCTGTAGTCATCTGGCTGATCACCACCGATAAACCTACGCATCACATTACGCCAATCAACTTGACTGCGCTGCATCTCTTTAATGAGATCCTCTGCAAAGGCAGGCATCTTACCAACTGCTTTAGCTCCAGTTGCAGCCATCATGATTGTAGCATCAATGTCTGCTTCCATCTGTTTGACCTCAGCTTCTGACATGTCACTGCCATCATCCTTCTTGGCATCTTTGACTTCACCAATAACAGCATTGCCATACTGTTCACTGGCATCTTGTGGTAGTCGGTCATAGATAGCCTCAGCGGTTAAGCCTTTGTACTGAGGGTCAATCAATGCTCCCTCTGGCAGTTTGAAACCTGCATCAACTAGGATTTGATTGATTGCAAAGTCAGTAGCAATATTCCAAAGCAAGGGATCACGACTGCCGCGTCTCAAAGGATGCTTGAGAATAATGTGCAAGACCTCATGAGCTAGAGTACCTACGGTCTCTTCCTGACCTATTGTATCAACCCAATCTGGTGACCACAGAATAGACTTGCCATCGGTAGCCATAGTCGAAACACTGGCATCTGGCTTTACGTTTACACGCAAGCATACTGATCCATAAAATGGAAACTTAATAACTAGTCGCGTACTACCGCGAGACACTTTCATTTGTGCGTCCATAATTTCCTCCGAAAAAAAAGTTCAATAGAACTAAAAGCTGAAATGGTAAGCAGTCATATTGACGTGTATGACTGCTTTCCCTTGATTAAAGAACGAGATGCTTGCCGATAGACATGATCCATTCTCTCACCGCATCGTCTCTCTTGAGTTCCTTCTTGAGATCCTCGCTGCGGCTCATCGCGTCCTTGATCACAAAGGCAGCTAGTTCCTGATGGGGTAGCCGCTTGAGATAATCCACGATGTTCTTGGCGTTCTTACCACTTAGCTTGGCTGAGAGTGCAGCGCAGACCGCATACTGAACATCAGGTGCATCAGGAATAGGTGCGCTTGCAGGATTAGCAATGAGCTGATCGATGTCAGGGATGACATCGTAGACTTTAAGGAAGCCAACGAACTCAGCCGTAGCTGCCTGACCAATGTTGCCTGCGATAGCATCAATCTGCTCAACAGGATCAAGCCCCCACTTGAGAACAGAATTCACTTTTCCCCATGTTCTAGGGGATGGGCAGCTATCTTGATCGACACTGAACTCATGCAGCCTGTTAGGGCGAAACCTCAAGAAAGCTTTGATCTGCTCTGACCATCCCACAAGATTAGCATAAGCCATAGTGTCTTCTAGATCAGCCTCAACAGGTAAAAACATCAACCGATCTTTGAGATGAGATGGCATGTTGTTTGTGCCTGCGCGGTCTGACATGCGATTGCCTGCCCCAATGATAGCCCAACCATCTGGGATCTTCCAAGAACCAACTGCTCTTTCATTACAGATCTGAGCGGATACGTTCTGACACATGGTCACGGCTTGTGGAAGCTCGTCCAAGAACAGAATGCCGTATGAGTTAGGTGTCATCTTACGCATCCAGTCTGGCGCGACATGAACCATTCTGCTTTTGTCATCGTTGGGTATAAGCCAACCTGCAATTTCTTCTGGGCTTCTTTCAGTCAAGCGCAGCTCTTGAACGTGGCACTCGACACCACGATCTGCACCAATTTTTTTAGCAACATCCTTAACCATTGCTGTCTTGCCAAGACCTGCTGCACCAACAAGGTAGGGCACAACGTACTCATCATTTCTTGCGTCTTTTTGATCGAGCGCAAAGTTGATAGCCTTGTACACGATGTTTGAAGCTTGAGATAATTTCATTAGGATTTCCTCTCTAAAGTTGAAAGCAGTTCATCTGCTTTTCTGATTGCGATTACAAAATTTAGACATTCCATTTTTACAGAGCATGCCTCTACCCTGTCTCGTTTGGAGCGTAGACCGCTCTCTCTTTCTTCTTTTACAGCCTCGTCAAAATCCTCATTGGCTTTGACAAGCATGTCGTTTAGTTCTTGCATACTGAACTCTTTGTATGCCTCAACTATGTTCATGCTGTATGTATCTTCTAGTTCCATTATTCCTCCTCAAAAGTTACGATTTTAGCAAGCTCTTCAATGAGTGCTTCACCGTAGGTGGTGAACAGGAGACCTTTCTCCCAGACGAATTGCTCAACGCACTGCATGTGATAGAATGTTTCGGATTGAGTAATCCAACGCAGCGCAGCCGTGCGATCTGAAGCACCGTAGCCAATGGTTTTAGCTACCAGTTTTTCAAATTCCTCAACTGCTTCTTGCTCTGCGGCACGAGCATTCTTTTCATTCAGCTCTAGCTCCGCGCAAAGGTTATCCCAGATGATTTGTTTGTCCTCATCTGAAGCGTTGTCATAAGGATGATTACGAGGGCGAAACCCATAAACATCTTTATGAAGATCTGAAAAGACATTGTCACAAAAAGTATATTCCATGTTTACCTCTCTCTAAAAAGTTCTATTGCACTTAAAAATTCAGCCCCCGAAGGGGCTGAGATTAAAGCACAACATTACGCTGCGAATTCAGCAACCGTAGCATCAACGGTCTCGTTCTCTTTAGCAGCCTCAGCCTCAGCAGCCTTAGCAGCCTCTGCGTTACGGTATGCCGTGCGTACAGCCATCAGCTCACGCATGGCGTTCTCGAACTCGTCAAGCTCGTCATCGTCTAAGCCATCTTTGAATACATCACCCTGTACTACTTTGCCATTTTCAAGCTTTTTGGTTGACCACTTGCCAACGACTTTTTCTGCAAGACGCTGCGCTTTTGATTTGCTAGCTTCGCCACTGATAGCCTTAGCAAGTTTGTTCTCGCTATCGATCTCCATGGCTTTGAGATCGGCAACAACCGCATCTGGTGTGTACTGTGTCGGTATGTCTCCGATAAAATCTTTGATCAATCTGAGAGCACCTACGCTGTTTTCACGGTAGCGTTTAGCGGCAGCATCTTTGACACCTGCTTGCTCAGTCAATGCGCTGTTAAGAGTATTTCTCTCTGCCTTTGGTAGGTTACCTTTGGTAAGCTTGACATGAGCGATAGAGGCGATGATCTCACCATACGCTGCCATTTTATGACCGTTAGCAATCGCATTGTTTTCTTTGTTAACACCTTTGAGCTTACCTATTTCTTGCTCTGCGTTGTAGATGTTATTGATTGCAGTGTCGGTTACGGTAAAAGTTTTTGAATTTGTCATCTGTTCATCCTTTTCTGGCTGACAATTTCTGTTATCGGCATGATGCCGCGACTACAGCCCCGTGGGGCTGCACTCATGGTCTCATGACATAAGAATTTTTTTGAGTTCTTTGACAGAGCGTCCTGACATTCTGGCAAGCTCTGCAAGTGTGACATCCCAGTGGGTGTCGAAGTAGTGGATGATTTCTTCATCAGTCATAGTATCACCTCATGAAGTAAATGGCGGCTAGTATCACCGCGTTGATGACCGCGACTAGCGCAGCCTTGTGAAAGAAGGGCAGAGTATCTGCCCAGATGATTAGCTTGTTTAGCATTGTAACCTCACGCTGCTGTTTTTCTGGAAACACCGTCATGCTTGATGATGCCCATCAACATCAGAACATCCCAAGCACTGTCCAAGTCGAACCCACATGATCCATCTGTGCGAGGGAACACGTCAGTTTCTAGATCCCACTCATGACCAGTCGGTGACTGAAGATAGAAGTGCCAGTCTGCCACTTTCCCAAACTTCTTTCTGTCACTGCTAAAAGCATAATCATTAAGTTGCTGCGTGATTGATAAGAACCACTTGCCGCCATTATCGTCAGTAATGTGGAAGCTAAAAAGAGTTCCTTTGGTTGTGATTGCAGGTGTAAGATTTTTTACTGAGATACCCATGTTTTTCTCCTCATAGGTTGGTGGAAATAACATCGCAGCCCCAGAGGGCTGCAAACTTATTTTCACTGACTTTTGTAAAAGTCTAAGCGTTGCTGACACAACGCTAGATGCTCTTCAGTGAGCTTGATCAGCTCATCGTCTAGCATCGCCTCGATCCAGAATGGTGCGTTACCACTGCGGTTCGTGGTTGATCTGAACTCATCGAGTGATCTAATTTTTGACTCTAATTCTGCTAGTTTAGCCATAATTTTAACCATTGTTTTCTCCCATTATGTAACGTGTGTCATCTACTCTGTACTCAGCTCTGAGACCGCCTAAGCAATCTTCGACATAGATGATGTCCACAACTTCATTATTTAAGAACCGTAACTTAGCCGCCCTGCGAGCCATCAGTCTGGCTGTTCTCTTTGCAAGGTATTCTGTTTTTGCGTAGTCGCATGGAATTGCATTGCGGTGGTTTATTTTAATTCTAAAAGTCATGTGACCTCCTTCAGCAATATGGGGTGTGTAATGGGTTGTGGTTTACAACTTGATCCATGTTCTCAAACTCAGTCGAGTACATTTCATTCATTGGGTTTGGTCTAGGGATAAAAACAAGAAAACGATCACCCTCTCGGCGATAGTAGTCGTTGCCCTTGTAGCTCCCGACAAAGATAAAGCGTTGATCCATATTAATCTCCTTCATAAAATTAATGATGCAGCTCGAAAGCTGCACTGTTAATTTCACGCGGCCAATCCATTAGGCCATCGGATATGTTTTGCGGTTTCGATTACGTCACACATTGTGACGCCCTTGATGTTGCTCTCGTATTGATATTTTGCAACAAAGTTCTTTGCCATCTCGTAATGGCGTACAGCTTGATAGGTATCGCCATTGCGTAGATCAGTGAGATAGTTGAGATAAGCTGCGACTGCGTTTTTGAAATGTGTCATGTGACCTCCTATGACATTGCGTTTTTGATTGCGGTAATGAACCCAAATGCATCAATGATGACTTGAGCATAATTTCCTTCAGCACATGCTAGGCAAAGGTTAGCGAAGATATCCATCGCTGTGACCGCTGCGTCAGCATCTTTGATTACTAATTTCGACATTGGCTTATTCCCTGTAAAAGATTTCTATCTGAAACAGTCCAACAGGACTGCTTGAGATAGAGGGCGAATTAACGCCCACTTTCACTTACCACCTCTCTCTTTCTCTACTGCTTCAATGTGGTAACACGTTCTGGACAACCCTTGTGGAGGGGGTAGCTGAGAACCATTGAAGCATCCGATACCTAGCACCGATAATTTTAAGGCGCTGACTGAAGATCAGTGGTGAACCCTGTTTGGTAGGAAGCCCCGACTTTCTGGGGAAAGATGATTGTCGGCATGGAAGCCCGATCATCCGTCCGCTAGGAGGGAAGCTCTCTCTACTGGCCGTTCGAGCCTTTATGTCTGTCCGCTGAGAGATGGCGGCGCGGTCTTGGTGAACCTTATCGGGGTCAGGTCGAGGGGGCTAAGTGGCCGCGTCTTCCTTCCGACACCGATGCTTAAATCAGATAGCGATCCCTTTGTAAACCCCTATATTCCAATATGTACCAACTTATTCCATTATTATTTAGATTAGTTCAATAAATAAAGGGATATCGTGACAAAAAAAAATTTAGATGTTAGGATAAAAAAAGTTCTATTGCACTTTTTCTGGGTATCGTTTGCCCCAGATTATGGTGAAAATATCAGGGTGATTCGTTTTGCCCAAACCCCGAAAGCAAGCGCAGCGTTAGAAGGATGGCACTAATGAGTAATAAGAAACCAAAGCTTAGAGTAGTAGGTAGCAATAAGAAGCATACAGGTACTAGGAAAAAGAGTGCCACCAGTAAGAATACAGGGTTAACAGATAAACAGGAAGCATTCGCTCTAGCAGTGTTTGAGGGTAACAACTTTAGTGAAGCTTACAGGATAGCCTATGATGCCTCAAACATGAGTGCAGCATGTATTCATACAGAGGCATGCCTACTGGTTCAGAACCCAAAGGTCTCCCAGAGGTTAGAGGTGTTAAATGCCGATAGGGTTAAGCAGCAGCGCATGTTAGCACTCTCTCGAAGCGATTTCGTTTTGAAACAGCTCACAGATGAGGCAACCAACCCAGACAACTCAGATGGTGCAAGAGTAAGAGCCTTAGAGCTACTGGGTAAATCTGTAGCCCTGTTCACCGACAAGGTTGAGACTGAGGATAAGACTGAGCGAGACGCTGAAAGTATCAAGGCCGAGCTAGAGGCCAGACTGAACCGACTGCTCGGATAGTTCAATTGCACTTTTTCTGGATGTTTTGGGTCGAACTGTGCGCGTATAAATTTATAATGTGTCGATCAACCCCACGTATCCCCCACCCCCCTGTCTGCGCTACGCTCGCGCTCGCACGTATACATGATGTTCCACACAAACGATTACAATTCGCTAGGAATCCTACACCCCCTCTATAATATACATTCAAAAAATGAAATATGTTATATCACTTAGACTTTGCTCGCCTGTTATATTTCTTTTTATTGCGAGCTTTTTTTATTATTGGTGCATTTGTTCTGACTATATTGGGATTACTGCTGATTATTAGGATAGTGCCGTCTTCATCTAGTGCTGCCCACTTGTATTTGTTCAATTGAACTAATTTCACCGCTCAATTTTGATGCATACGACTTTGGAATTGTTAGTGGTTACTAGAACTTTAGCCTCTGCCTTAGCTTCTTTGCAGGCTTCTTCGGTAGAATAGCTGCCAACATGGTAGTGATCAAAGGTTCCGCTCACTAATTGTAGCCATAATAGTACCCACATCTACCACCTGCCCTGCCATTGGCCTAGAAAATAGAAGCCAACAAACAATATACCCCCACTTACTAGGAATATTGCAGCACCGATAGCAAAATTTATCATAGCATCTATCTGTTCTTGCTTTCGATACGCCTCTTGCTTTCTTCTTCGGCGCATATCTGCCTCAATTGCCAAAACTTCTTTCCATGCACTGGGGCCATACGTCCAAGATATGTGATCTTTTATCTCAGCCCTCATTTGTTCCATTTTCTTTTTGTTTGCAAAGATCTCAAGAGCAGTTTCTTCGTCAGATCCTTTGAATGTTTTCTTCCAGAACGGAGGATTCTTCTCTCGTTCTTCAAGATTAGAGAAATCACTAAAGGCTTTGCCCCATTGAGACAAAGTTCCTGTCATATCTTGCAAATCCTTGCCCGTAGAAATAGCCGCACGTATCGTCTTGTACGCCCCTGTCGCTAATGCCACACAACTTACTGGATCGATGGTTACACCCTAACCGAATATCTCCCGTCTTCAGACCTTTTCTGCTAGTTTATCTATGTATATATAATATATATAATATATATATATAATATATTAATATATATATACTTAAAATATATATATTAGTATATACTATATTTCGAGATGGAAATTCTCCCTTATCTGTCTCTTGGTAGGTAGGCAACCCCACCCTTCTTGTCTGCCTACCTCACAAATGGAGAGATGATGCAGAAACTTGCTGCAATGAAAGATAAGATATCCCAGTTACCTGTAGATCAGCAGGTAGAATTACTGGATCTTCTGGCAGAACTAGAGGAAGTGGAGAACAAATCTGCTTCTAAAGATGACTTCATTAGCTTTGTTAGGTTAATGTGGCCTAGCTTTATATCAGGCACTCACCACAAAAAGATGGCTGATGCCTTCGAAAGAGTCGCTAGAGGTGAGCTAAAGCGTTTGATTATCAACATGCCACCCCGACATACCAAGTCAGAGTTCGCTTCCTTCCTTTTGCCTGCATGGTTTCTTGGCAAATACCCTGAAAAGAAAGTTATCCAGACGGCACACACAGCAGAACTGGCTGTAGGATTTGGTCGTAAAGTTAGAAACCTGATACAATCAGATGACTTCCAGAAAGTTTTTAGTGGCATTACCCTGTCATCAGACTCGAAAGCTGCGGGTAGATGGAACACAAACAAGCGTGGTGATTACTTTGCGATTGGTGTTGGCGGTGCGGTTACTGGTAAGGGTGCGGATCTTTTGATCATAGATGATCCTCACAGCGAACAGGACGCGCAACAGGGGCAGTTTAACGCTGATGTCTACGACAGAGTATACGAATGGTACACATCAGGCCCACGGCAGCGTCTGCAACCAGGAGGAGCTATCATCGTTGTGATGACCAGATGGTCTAAACGTGATTTGACTGGTCAGATTCTACAATCAACGTCAGATCGAAAGGGTATGGATGACTGGGAAGTGATAGAGTTTCCTGCAATCATGCCGTCAGGTAAACCGTTATGGCCTGAGTTTTGGTCTCAAGAAGAACTGGATGCACTGAAAGCAGAACTTCCTGTATCAAAATGGTCAGCCCAGTATCAACAAGATCCCACCGCTGAGGAAGGTGCGCTTATCAAGAGGGAATGGTGGCAGGAATGGGACAGCGATAGACCGCCTAAGTGTGAGGCTATCATACAATCTTGGGATACCGCGTTCCTTAAAACACAAAGATCAGACTACAGCGCCTGCACAACGTGGGGTGTGTTCTACTATGAAGGGCAACCTAATATAATCTTGCTTGATGCATTCAAAGAAAAGCTAGAGTTCCCTGATTTGAAACGTGCAGCATACGATAAGTACATGGAATTTGAGCCTGATCAGATGATTGTGGAGAAAAAAGCGTCTGGTGCGCCCCTGATATTTGAGCTTAGATCTATGGGTATTCCAGTTACAGAGTTTACACCTTCGCGTGGACAGGATAAGATTGCGAGAGTAAATGCAATAACAGACCTGTTCGCAAGCGGATCAATATGGTGTCCTCCGACCAGATGGGCGGAAGAAGTGATTGAGGAGTGTGCATCATTTCCTTCTGGGGATCATGATGATTTAGTAGACTCGACCACACAAGCTCTGCTAAGGTTCAGGCAAGGCGGTTGGGTGAGAGCCGAAATGGATGACTGGGATGACGAGCCGAAATATCAAAGACCAGTTGAGTATTACTAGGGGGTAATGATGAGAGTTAGGTTAGCTGAAATAAATGATTTAAAATATATTCATTCTTTATCAAAAATAGAAAGTAATGCTTTAGGATTTATCCCGAATACTGCGTATGAGGCAGCGATTACTGGCGAAAAAACTGGGAAAAGATGGTCGAATACTTGTAATGATAAACTTTGGTTGTGTGAAGAAAACGGAGATAAAGTTGGTTTTCTTTTGATGTCTTTTGGTAGATGGTCAAAAGTAAATCAAATTGCTATTCAAGAAGACGCAAGAAGAATTGAAAGAGGAAAAGCATTGCTAGATGCAGGAATGAAACATGGTCAAAGCAGAGGCATACAAGATTTTGCTTGTGGTTGCGCTGATGATTTGCCCAGTAATGAATTTTGGAAAGGTGTTGGGTGGAAACAATTGGGAGACAGACAGGGAATCTCTCATAAAAATACTTGGAAAGAAACATCAAAGAGAAAAGTTAACATTTATCATTTCCAAAAGAATAGTTTATTTTTTTAATAAATAAGGAGTACTTCAGGTCATGGCTATTGAAAAGCAGATGGAGCCTTCAGATCTAGAAATCGAAGAAACGGATGCTGAGAATGTTGAAGTTGAGATTGTAAATCCTGATGCGGTGTCGATAGACACTGGTGACGGTGGAGTGATCATAGACTTCGAGGGTGATATAACCGAAAGCATTACTGGGCCAGACCATGACGCAAACCTAGCTGAGTTTATCGATGAAGCTGAATTACAATCAATGGCATCTGAACTTGTAGGAGAATTTAATTCTGATCGTGA